TCCATAGTTAATGTAACTAAGTAAAGACCTCTATCTAAACTTCCTAAGTTCTCAACATAGTTGTACTCTCCATTTGGTAATTGACTATCCAAGATCGTAATTAACTTTCTTCCAACAACATCTGAAATTGATAGGTTTGCATTTGTTGTTTCTTTTACTTCAAATGAAATTGTTACTTCATCAATAACAGGATTAGGAACTACAGAAATTGTATTTCCGATTACCTCACCCATATTACTTTTTAATACTTGAAGGATTCCATTTGTTGGTGTGATTGTTAAATCTTCAGATTGAGTTGTTCCTGCAAACTTCAAAGAAGTATAAAGAGGACTTTCTTCCCATAGATTCTGTGGTTGTTTTGCAATAAATTGTAAAGTCACAACCTCATCACCATCTACTAATGGTTGTTCATTATTTGTAGGATCAAATCCACCCCAATCAACTTGACCATCATTTGGATTTATATATGTGATCCATTGCATGGCATTTGATGTTGAGTTAACCCCTTTGAATTCCAATAGGTCTGTATTGTATTTCAAACCAAACTGAAGTGATGATAACTCATTCCCATTTGTAAAAACTTTAACGGGTAACTCAACTAAATTTCCAGCTTCTACAGAAATGTTAGGTACATTTACTTCGATTGTTGATGTTGGAAAATCATACTCAACTTTAGTATCGATTACATTATAGATTTGTGACTCTAAACCTGGCATTGGTCCAACCAATACTTCAATCGGAGTAACACGAGCCATGTTGTAACCTGTACCGTTAGCATCACCAGGAACCATCACATAATAAACCACAGAGTCAGGTTGACCCGGTAAGATATCAAATGTAAAGTTTGTTACACCCGCAATTGTTGATGTATAGTTAGTTGCGGATCCGTTGATTGTTGTATATTCAGATACAGTAAAGAACTTAACATCTTTTGTGTTGTTAGGCCATACGTTAAATCTTCCTGAGATTCTACCAAACACACCCCATACATCGGATATAGTTGTACTATTAGAACCATTCACATCTGCTGTGTAGTAATCAAATCCAGTCATAGTTCCGTTTCCAAGAACCCACTGATTGATTTGTTGAGCGTCTGTTGATGAAATAATATTACCTACACCCATTGTATCTCCTTGAATTGCCAATCTTACATCCCAATATGTTGTGTCCAATGGAACTGAGATGTTGAAGTCTCCGTTGATGTCAGTGACATAAGCAGAATGTTGTGTCCAAGTGTTTCCACCAAATGGTCTTCTTTGTAATGCTAAGTTAAGATATTTGGCAGGAGAACCTGTAACGTTTGTGAACGTTCCATGATAAGCAAAGTTCACAGGAGTAAACACACCACCATAGTTATGAACACTTAATGTGGTATCCATACCATCTTGTTTAGCGGCATACGGTGTAAAAGACTGAGGTCCTGTCCAAGTTAAGTTGGAAATAGACACCAAGTTATTAAATGTTGCCGCTGGTGCGTGAGTAAAGGTAATTAAAAATCTCTCACCATTTGGAATCGTATAAGTCGCACTTGGACCTGTATAAACCAAAGTAATGGTAATGTAACCATTTGTTGTGTTGGTGATAAACTGAAGGTCTAAGTTTGTTGATGATCCGATAAGAGATACGGTTGCATTTGTAAACGCTACATTATCGTAGAATACTCTAAACTGAACCCCTGCAAATTTTGTAAGGGTTGTGTTTTGTAATGTAATCTTCGCATCTGTTGTGCCTTGTGCTGTTGTCCCAACTTGATATTGAGATGCAATAATTCCCCACAATCCGTTGGATGGTGCTGCCGGTACCTGTGCTTTACCGATAAACGGTAATAAAAATAAAAGTCCGAATAATAGACCTTTTAGTTGTTTCATTTTACTAGTTTTTAAGTTTTAATTTTTATTTGTAATCAGAAATCTACCTTTTAGTTTCCAATTGTTTTTTTTATTTTCTCGTATGGCGCTTGCAGAACAATTAAAGAATTTTGCTGCATCTTTAGAATTCAAGAATTCGTATTCATCCCCATTAATTGTGTCAATGATCCTCAAGTTAACCTTACTATTTGACAATTTTTGTTTTTCTAACCAATCGTCATTTTTGAATTTTCCTCCATAATTAGGGTTATTAACACCTGAACTACTTTTAGAAATTTTTTCAATTATTAAATCTCTTTTGGGATTGTTTGAAATTGTGTCTCCCCCTTTAGCAATTTTTACGATATTATACTTAGGGTTTTGATTTAGATAAAAATTTTCTTTTTCGACTAAATGTTCTAACTTACATTCTTCAATAATTTCAAATCTAAAATTATTTTCACCATACTTATTCCAAGATCTTTGTAATAAAATATTTTGGTGATTGTTAGATTTTAATTTTTGTAAATGTTCTTTCCACCTTCTTCTAATATTTTTAGATGAACCCACATAAAAATTACCGTTGATTTGATTAACAATCTTGTAAATCCCAATTTCCATTATTTAATATCTGAACTTTCAATTAGTGTATAAGTAAAAGAGTTTCCGTGAATGTCTTTTGCCTTTCTACAGATCTTCATAAACTCTTCGAAGTCCGCAGCTTTTTTAAACACAGTACAACCTTCCGACCAATTTTCAACATAAGTTGAGTCAGCACCTGCTTTGTGAATATTAATACCAAACACACCTTCAGCAATTTTACTCTCATCATAAGTCATATCACGATTTGCATCACGATAAACTTTTACGTTCTTTGCTTGTTTAAGAGCTTCGTACTTACCTTGATGAAGACCAATAGAGTGTGAACCTCTGTATTGTCCCTCAACAAGTCTAGCAACACCCGCAGCGTTATGATATTCCATAACACCTTTTTTTCCTGGATCTGTGGTTGCTGGCCATTCGTGATATTTCCACACACCCGTTTCATCTTTGTAACTTAACGTAATTAAGTCGTCAAACACATTCGTGACTTTTTGTCCCGTTGATGAGTTTCTTATACTAATAATGTTTACATCGAACCCTTTGTTGTTTGTGTCTTCGAAGTAAACATAACCTTTGGCTTTGACGGCAACCTCGACCTGTTCTCTTGTGTATCCCATAATTCTCTTTTTCTAATAAGTATCTTAAAAATTACTAACTGTTCATTTTTTTACAACAAAAACTTTACTTTGTTGGAGATTTTACTATTTATAGGAAAATCAAAAATTATGATACTAAAAGTTGGATCAGAAGGAGCTGATGTAAAAAAACTCCAAGAAAAATTAGGCGTAGAAGCCATAGGAAAATTTGGACCTAAAACAGAAGCTGCGGTTAAATCTTGGCAAAAAGCAAATGGTTTAAAAGATGATGGTATCGTTGGTGATACCACATGGGCAAAACTATTTGGTGAGTCGGTACCTACCACAGAAGTAATCAAAGAGGATGTGGTTATCCCATCAGGAGGTCCATTAAATATTGAAAAATTAAAAGGTCACCTTCCTGATGCAGTTCTTGCTCAGATTCCTGAAACTGCTAAAAAATTCAATATTACAAATAATTTGAGACTAGCTCATTTCTTGTCACAATGTGGTCATGAGTCAGGTAATTTCAAAGCGGTTAGTGAGAACTTGAATTACTCTGCTGATGGTTTGAAAAAAATCTTTGGTAAATATTTCCCTGGTAATCTAAATGAGTCTTACGCTCGTCAACCTGAGAAGATCGCCTCTCGTGTTTACGCATCAAGAATGGGTAACGGTGATGAAGCATCAAAAGAAGGTTTCAAGTTTAGAGGAAGAGGTTATATTCAATTAACAGGTAAAGCAAACTACACTAACTTTACAAAATTTATTGGTGAGGACTGTGTTTCTAATCCTGATTTAGTTGCAACCAAATATCCTTTGGCTTCAGCCGCATTTTTCTTTGACTCAAATAAATTATGGGCAATCTGCGATAAAGGTGCAGATGACGCAACTGTAACTGCAGTAACAAAAAGAGTGAACGGTGGAACAATCGGGTTACCTGATCGTATTAAACACTTTAAAGAGTATTACAACTTACTTAAGTAAAACACAAAACCCCGATCACTCGGGGTTTTTTTATGATATAATATTTATATCACTCGTAGTTTCAATTACCACTCTCGCTCCACAACTCAACAGTGGTTTGGCATCAACACCGTGTCCTCCGTATATAATCTTAGAAGGTCCTAAGATTTCCACTTCATTACAATAAGTATTTGTTTTACCTTCCTTTATTGTAATCACGGGTAGATCAGTCCCTTTTGTTTTATTAGATCTGACGTTGTGTTGATTAACGTGAATACGTTTTACTTTTGGTCGTGCCATTTCCAACCTAACAATAGTTTGGTAAAGAATCTATAAATCGCTTTTGGTTTTTCTTCAAAGAAGATGTGAAAACTTTTACCAATTTTATAATACCCAACCTGTTTTTGTATTCCTTTTATATTAGGAATTTCTTCAGATCTCATTACCATTTCATCTACCAAATTAACTTTAGTTTCTTTTTTATTTCTTGGTTTGTAATTTCTTTTCTTTTGCGGTACTGGTCTTTCTTTACTTACCGTTTCTTTTAATATTTCTTTTTCCATAATTTAATTTTAATTAAAAATATTTGGGTGTAAATATTTACTTCACACCCAATACTTCTTTCTTGTAATAATCATCAAACCCATC